TGAAAGTCGGTGGTGTTAGAGTATTTGATGGTACTACAGGTACAGACAACGTACAACTACATAGAGTATTAGCCTTTGCTGGACATGAGATAGAGTCTTTTGAAGAGATATACATTAACGATGAAGTAGCAACTATAGACGGTAGTGGTAATGTTACCTCTCCTAGTCGTTATAGTGGTCTAGTCACAATCAAGGAACACTTAGGTACATCTACTCAAGCTGCCGATAGTAGTTTAGTTAGTGCTGTGTCTGGTTGGACAGGGAACCATAGACTTCGTGGTATTGCTTACCTGTATGTTAAGTTGACCTATGACACAGATGCCTTCCCTAATGGCGTACCTGAGATTAGTGCTGTCATTAAAGGTAAGAAGGTATATGATCCTAGAACCTCTACTACCGCTTGGTCTGATAATCCTGCCCTGTGCATAAGAGACTATCTTGCGAGTACTGGTTATGGTTTGGGAGAAGCCTCTGCCAACATAGATGACACAACTTTTACTGCTGCTGCTAATATCTGTGACCAGACTAATACAGATGCTGGTACAACACGTTACACAATGAACGGTGCTTTCACTACGGGGTCTACACCTGTAGACTTCTTGCAAGATGCCATAACTTCTATGGGTGCTACCCTGTGGTATAACCAAGGTGCATGGAAGGTTAAAGCTGCTGCGTGGACTGCTGCTTCAGTTAACTTTGATGAGAACGATCTTAGGTCAGGCATAAGCCTAGCCACTAGGAACTCTCGTAGGGACAACTTCAACAATGTTAATGGTACGTTTAGGGGTGACGAAAGTAATTGGCAAGTAACAGACTTCCCACCTGTAACTAATGCTGACTTTGTTACTGCTGATGGTGGTCAAGAATCTTCACTAGACCTAGACCTTACTTTTACTGACAACTCTATAGAGGCTAGAAGAATAGCTAGGGTAGTTCTAGAAAGGAATAGGCAGCAGCTTACCATTGAGGCGTCCTTTGGTCTTAGGGCTTTCCAAGTACAGACAGGTGACAACATAACCCTAACTAACACTAGACTTGGTTGGACTAACAAAGAGTTTGAGGTTATGTCTTGGAACTTTGCCTCTGTGGACGAGTACGACTTACAAGTAAACATGGTGCTTAGGGAGATTTCATCTAGTGTCTTTGATGAAGTTGACGATGGTATAGTCTACGAAAGAGATAATACTACTTTGTTGTCAGCCTTTGAAGTTCCTACTTTAGCCTTTACTACTTCTAACCTGAGTACTGAAGTAAGAAGAGTCAGGGGTAAAACTCTGGGCGTCTTATACATTGATGTTGTCAACACAAGTTCCATAGCAGATAAGGTAGAGGTACAGTATAAAAAGCCAAGCGAGACTGACTTCACAAACTTAGCTACCCTTGGTGCATTTGTGGGTACAGAAAGGGTTGAGGTTGTTGGTGTAGAAGAGGGACTACATGATATAAGAGTACAAGCTATTAACTCTCTTGGTATTCATGGAGACTTTACTACTGTATCTAACTACGATGTCATAACCCTAAGTGCGCCTCCAGCAGATGTAACTAACTTTACTGGTAACATGGTTACTGGAGGCTTTGAACTTAGTTGGACACCTGTGTCTGACCTAGACTTAGCCCACTATGTAATTAAGTACTCTAAGGTACTGTCAGGGGCATCCTACGCTTCTGCTACAACTGTTCGGGAGTCTGTACCCGCAAGTGATAGTTCCGTTATTTTTACAGAGTATAAACCGGGAACTTACTTTATTAAAGCTGTAGATGATGCCAGCAGCGGGTCTAATGAATCAGTAAACGCAGCTAAACTTATTGAAAACATAGAAGCTGTGAGGAACACTGAGATATTTACCTCGGTTACTGAAAGTCCAAACTTCAATGGAGTAAAGGTTAATGTAGAGAACAGTTCATTAGGTCTTAGTCTTGCTAAGTTACCTACGTTTGATACTGCACCAGAGGCTACGTTTGATGCAAGGGGCGCTGACACAACCCCTGTAGGCGTATTTGATGACTTTGATAGCTTTGCAAGCACAGGCTTCTACTACTTTGAAAACTATGTTGACTTAGGCTCTAAGTTTCAGAACATAGTTTCTTATGCAGAGGAAAAGTCAAGGTTTGATAAGACACAACTCTTTGACTCCGAGGGTGGACTGTTTGATGCTCAGACAACCTCTTTGTTTGATGACGCTGGTCCTTCTATTAATGACGTTAGCACGGAGTTTCAGACAAGACATACAGATGATGACCCTGCTGGCACACCTACTTGGTCTGATTGGGTAGCGGTAAATGCTCAGTCCGGCAACGAAATAATAGCGAGAGCCTTTGAGTTCAGATTAAAGTTAGACTCTAGTAATACTAACGCATCTCCGCTTGTGTCAGCCTTGTCTGCCACCATAGACATGCCAGAGTACTTAGTGTCCGGTAAAGACATAACTTTTACGGGTACAACTAACATAGTATATAATATACTTGGAGTGGCTCACCCTTTCAATGCACCACCTGCTATCGGGTTGTCCATAGCTAATTTAGCTGAGACAGACAGATACACTATCACAAACAAAACTAGGTCAGGGTTTACTATAAACACCTTTACTGGTGGCTCTGCTAGTACCAACAGCGTAACAATAGACTATGTAGCTAATGGCTACGGGAAGGAGTTCACCTAATGGCTCAATTTGACTTTACAACAGCCGATGGGCCGATAGTAGGAACTAAGAGTTTCCCTAATACTAGGGCCGATATTAACTCTGCACTACTAGCCCTAGTCTCTAATTCCTCTGGTGATGCAGAGCCTACAGGAACCCAAGCCAATCAGTTCTGGTATGAGACTGACACTAACACCCTTAAGATCAGGAATGAAGCTAATGATGGTTGGATAAATGTCCTTACACTAGATGAAAGTATGACTGCCTCCGCATCAGAACTTAACTTGCTTGATGACTTAACTAGGGGTTCGATCCTGTATGGGGATGCAAGCGGTGAAACCGCACGATTGGCTAAGGGCGCAGCCAATACAGTCTTAACATCTGATGGCACGGACATAAGTTGGGCTGCTGCGGCTGGTGGCGGTGGCTCTATGGAATTTATCGCCTCTTCAGGTGCTATATCTAATGCAGCAGATGTACAGTTCAGGGCGCAAGATGGTCACTTTGATTCTACTAAGTATGACCATTATGAGTTTTGGTTTCAGCATGTAATTCCTGAATTGGATGCTAAAACATTAAAGGCGCAAACAAGTACTAATGACGGCGGTGCTTATGCTAGTACAGATGGTGATTATCACAGTAATTCAACTACTGATAGGGACAGTTTGCCAGTTACACATGCTGATGTTGGCAGTGACACTAATGAGTTTGGGGTAAGTGGCAAATTTTATTTATTTTCGCCTCACACAACTTCTGCTTATACATATTCAAAGACCACTACTGTTTTTATGGGAGCAGCCAGCGGTGCAATTCAAGGCGGTGAAACAAATAGTCCACATCAAGGTGTTGGTGTCAGACTAGCTGCAGAAGATGTAGATGCAATTAAGTTTTCCTTCTCTAGTGGCAACATTGAGTCAGGTGAAATCGTAATGTATGGAATAAAAAAATCATAGGGGGCTAACATGCCACGATACCATAACATAAACGGGCAATCTGTGCAGTTCACTGCTGATGAAGAAGCCGCCCGTGATGCAGAAGAGCAAGCATGGGCTGATGGAGCGGACACTCGTGCTGCTGTAGCTGTTCGTGAAGAACGGGACGCACTACTAGCTGCTACTGATTGGATGGGCAACAGTGATGTAACCATGTCTAGTGCATGGACTACTTATCGTGCTGCACTACGGGATGTACCAAGTCAATCAGGATTCCCGAACACAATAACTTGGCCTGTAAAGCCAGAGTAGGACACAGAACATGAGCCAACACGATTTTATTATAGATAACCAGCTCTTCCCACAAACTAGGGCTGACATTAACGCTGCTCTACAAGCTATCGCAACTAACTCTTCTGGTGCTACTGAACCTGCTATCCCCACAACGGACCCAGTTACGGACAGGGGTCATCAATGGTGGTACGACACAACTAACTACCAGCTTAAGATTAGGAACACTGCTGGTACAGGTTGGACAGTCATAGCTACTTTAGATGCTGCTGGTGATAATGTTGTATCTATTACTACGCAGGGGCTAACTCTTGGTGCTACAGCAATACTAGCTAGTGCTGATGAGATTAACACTCTAAATGACCTAACTAGAGGCTCTCTTATTTATGGTAATGCCTCTGGTGCTACAGCAAGACTAGCGGCTGGGGGAGTTGATACCGTTTTGACTTCGGACGGAACAGATATTTCGTGGGCTGCTGCTGCTGGTGGCGGTGGAGTTCCCGCAGGTACAGTGATCTATCATGCAGCTAACACAGCACCTACAGATTTCATAAAAGCGAACGGTGCTGCTGTATCAAGGACAACTTATTCTGATTTGTTTACAGCAATAGGAACAACATTCGGTGTGGGTGATGGGTCTTCTACGTTTAACGTCCCCGACTTGCGTGGTGAGTTTATGCGTGGATGGGATGACTCTCGTGGTATAGATACAAGTCGAGCTTTTGGTTCCGCTCAAGTAGATACATTTAAAGAGCACAAACACTTATCTTTTGTTCGTTACCAATCCAACTACGCCCCCTTCCCTTATGGAAACGCAGCAAGTAACGGATGGGATCAGGAGATGAGTCCCAACGGCGCTGAAGGTAATGAGGTCACTCCATACAATAGTCCTGTTGGTGACGACGAAACCCGTCCACGAAACATAGCACTTCTAGCTTGTATTAAATATTAAGGAGACACCAACATGGACGTATATCAAACAGATTTAAATGGTGTCTACGTAGGCACTACAACAGCAGATCAAGACCCTTTGGATAGTGCTAATTGGCTTATTCCAGCGGGTTGTGTTGAAACTGCACCACCAACAGTGACAGATGGTCAGTTTGCTAAGTGGGGTGGTACAAATTGGAGTATAGAAAATATACCTGTTGAGGAACCTGAACCAGAAATTGAGCCTATTGCACCAGAAGTTTCAGCCCGTAGAAAACGTGACGAACTATTAATGACCTCAGATTGGACACAAGTTGATGACTCTCCTGTAGATAAGTCTGCATGGGCAACATATAGACAACTTTTACGGGACGTACCAGCGCAAGCAGGATTCCCTAACACAATAACTTGGCCTACTAAACCATCTTAAGGAGCAACCAATGGGATACAAACTAGGGCTACGAAGTAAGCAGAACTTGTCTGGGGTACATCCCGATATGGTAGCTGTTGTCACAAGAGCATTAGAGATTAGTGAAAAGGACTTTAGTGTAACTGAGGGTGTTCGTAACATTGAACGTCAGCGTATGCTTAAGAAAACAGGTAAGTCAACTACACTCAAGTCTCGTCACCTGACGGGTCATGCAGTTGATGTTGTCCCTTATCCTGTGTCGTGGGAGTGGGATGACTTCTACCCTATTGGTGATGCTATGAAGAAGGCTGCAAAGGAACTAGACATTAAGATCGTATGGGGTGGTGATTGGAAGAAGTTCCCTGATGGGCCACACTTTCAGCTGGATTGGAAAGCCTACCCCTGTGACTAGGGGGGAGGAAGACTGCTTCGTAATGGGTAAAAATATATCGGCAACTCTACTGTTTGCCTTGGTGCTTCAAGCGGCAATGATAGTTTGGAGTATCTCTCAAATGAGGGCAGACGTAGATGCTAACTACGCCTCTATAGTTAGAATAAGTGGTGATGTGAAAGCTGTCGAAGCATCGTCTAATATGCAAGCCGTGCAACTAGGCAAGATCGAAGAGAACATAAAGGGAATTAAAGAGTCCCTTGAAAGGATGCTTGAGGTCATGG